GCGTATCTATAAATTGATATAATACACTATTGGGATCTTGAGGATTTGGTCCACTGCTCATATTTACCTATTTACGTAAATTTACTCTATCGTATAAATATATATTAACAAAGAGAAACACTATGCCTAAAGCCTTATATGAAAAGACCATTCGCATCACTCCTAAACCTCCTAAGAAGGTTGGAATCATGCCTTCGTATAGCGATGGCCAGAAGCAAGCTAAAGTAGATAAGCCTAAGAGCTTGACTCCTCTAAAGAAAAAGTAGGGTGTCTGTAAGTGACTCGAATATCTCCAGCTCCCCATATCACAATTAACCCTTCGTCTCTATTTAAAGACTTAAGGATTTGTGTACATATATCTTCCATTCTCTCTTTACTATCATAGATATCTGCATTGATTCGTACGCCTTGAGAGACGCTACCATCATCGAAGAACATCTGGGCCCATACTTGAATATCTTGCATCATTTCTCGTAGTTTAGGTTAATCACTTTAAAGCTAATAGGCTTGCCATTGAGAAGATTCTCCCTAGAACGCACTACTACGCCTTCTCGTTGCTTGCCGTTGGCATACAAGCCCTCGCCTAAGAGTTCTACGCCATCACTAGACCACTTTTCGCCGCAGTCTACACACATGGCACATGGGAAGTCAATAGCATCTAAGAGCGCTATTAACTCTTCTGCAGTGAGATATCTATGCTGAGAGATATCATATCCACTGAAGGCGAAAGCAGAAATCTCCTTAAGTCCCATTGGATTACTTTGTATCCCAGGTCCACAAGTTTCCCATTGAAGACATATGCCTTCAGGAAGCTTATTCTCTAAGTCATACTTTATAGCCATCTGCCAATATCCGTTATTCTCATCCCTTTCTAATTCCCAGTTTCTAGAACAGACCCCGAACTTGTTTTTATACTTATAAGCACTTGAAGAGCTTCCATCGCACTTTTCTGTAATGTAGTAAGGTTTGCCTTTAAGTAATTCAATATACTCTTGCCCTTCAGCATTTTGGTAATTAGGCTCATCAGTCTTAGGCATAAATCCTGGAAACTCTCCTACCATCTTGCCTTGAAGATTTGGAGGTACAGGCTTGTGATACTTAGTGACGTTATATACTCCAGTTAAATCACACCCTACATCAAACTCAAGCGTCTGCCAAGGGTAAGGCATGATAACTACTTCACTAGGCGCTCCCTTAAACCTGCGCATCTTCACACGCCAGTTTGTAGCCTTCATGAAAGCCATATCTTCCCATTCAGGAAGCAATGCATCAGGCAGAAATACTACGCATTTGTCATTGAGAGTGAAATCAGCTTTTTTGACTACGCCTCTCCATTTCCCTCCTGCACCGCATATCACAGTAGCTGAGACAATGAAATCTGCATTGAGAATAGGCTGTAAATCTGTAATTTTACCTACATAAACTAAACCTGTGTCGCTCATACTAATCCTTATAAGGGTCCCAGTCCCTCTCTTTATTGAGGCTAGAGATTTTATTTATCTTCATGAGGATTTTCCTTACATGTTGATGGATTATATAAATGAGCTATCAGCTCTTGAGTTTGCCTAACGCTTATGCCTATAGGATCTCCATCTTTTTCAAGCATATGGATCTCATTGACTATGAGTTGACATAAGTCTTTAATAAACTTCTTTGAGCGCTCAGGAGGGTCATACCAGCATGTACAAGGCATTATTTTATACCTTGGTTGTTTAAGCTAATGCCAAGTAAAGGCATTGCTCCTGAAGTGACTTGAGGCATCTTACCGTCCCACTTCTGTACACTCTGCCACTGAATGAGCTCTAGAGTGATAGACTTAGCTAGTACTAGATTCGCCTTAGCCTCCGCTTCTGCCTGGAGTATTGCACACTTCGCCTGTCCTTCGGCTTTAGCTACCTGCTTCTTGGCCTCTGCTTCAGCTTCTCTAAGCTCGTTCTCACGCTGTTGAGCCCTTTGCATCGCTTCTATCTTAGAGTTCAATGCTGCAATGACGGTGCTAGGGAAGTGAAACCGGCCAATGAGATATATTCTGCTTATCTCTATGCCAATCACAGACAAATCACTCCTCACATGCGACTCTACATCTTCAAAGAAAGACTCTTTGCCGGAATACAAGTCCTCTATCTTCGTCTTAGAAGCGGATTTATTAATAGCGTCCCGAATATAATTCCTGATGAAAACGTGTGTAATCTCATCCATCCCTCGTCTGTATCTTTGAAATATAAGAGGAATAAATTCAGGCTTAAGATGATAAGTAATCCCGATATCGGCAGATACTGCCATTCCCTCAGAAGTCTGGAAATTAAATCCCTCACGCTCCCCTTCCCAGTTGTCATTTTGTTCGAAGATTGGGAACTGATACACATTCTTCCATGGAGCGATCCAATGCATACCTACGTGTAGCTCTTTCGTCTCTACGCCTTTAGAATCCCCAAGCATATCAATCACTACGCCTACATATCCCGGAGATATCATCTTAAAGCACATACACCATGTTAGAAATAACACGATGCAAAGAAGCAGATAACCCTTAAACTTCCAAAAGAAGTCAAATATAGGAGTCTCATTTTTATACATACGGTCCTTTTTTGAATATGCAGAAGGATGGAATTGAACCATCGACCTCAAGGTGGACAATCATGAAACCACCCTGTGCTCTACCGCTGAACTACCTCTGCAATTTATATAACGTTACCATCTTAATGCAATCCGAGACGATTTGTCCTTCATCAGTAAGCAGTAGCTGTTGGCTATGCAACTTATTCCAAGCATCTATGAATTCAGACCCAGTAGCGAGTTCTTTATACGCTTCACCAAAGGCCCACAGTCCGAATTCATTTACCTCATCTTCTGATCCTTGAGATTTCCAGAAATCAATCATTATTAACTATTTCCGATAAAGGAGTCACTAACACCTGCATCTTAGAATTATCAGTGATACCCATCCCTTCGATCTCTATGAACTTAATGCACGGGATGATAGTAGATAATATCCCTAGATCCTGCTGACCTATCACCAATAGGTAAAGCTTAGACTTAGGGATCTCTGAAGGGACTATTGGTGTAATATCTTCACTCATTCTTTATCCTTACATTTTTGAGCGGTTTTCTTATATTCCAAAAGTTCTAGCTTTTCTTTGATCTCTTGAACCTTTTTGTATCTTGTTACAAATGCTTCCATGTTGCAGACCATCCAGTCCATAGAGGAATCTAGATCTTCTTGTTCTTCTTTAAGGCTTTGTCTATAGATTTTCTCTAGCTGTTCAATTTCTTCCTTAAAATCTTCATCACTCACGTTAAATCCTTTGTAATATTTATGTTTCTGGACAAAAGAAGCCTTGTATTTATCAAACGCTCCTACATCACAAAGCCATTTATAAGTCATAATCCCCCAAAGTAAAGGTTAATTTACATAAATGAGTCTTTTTTCTCAAAGACTTTTGGCTTATAGATCAATTTGCTCTTGAATGCTTAGGATTTTCTTCTTAAGTGTCCTTGTCCTATTGCTTTTACATGCAGGACATGAGCCATGATTTCTGCAAGAGGCATCTATAGCCTTAGATTTACGATATGCCTTCCTTTTCTCTTTGCCTGAAGCGATTGCTTTATCTAGGCTCATTTAAATCCGAATCCCAAGGTCTTCTAGTCTCAAATCTATGCTGCATTATGCTTTTTATTTCTTCCATTTCCATCAACTATCTTTGAGCCGCACATATCACAGTTATCCATTATCCCAACCTCTCCGGCCATGCAGGGCCATTCGGTCCTTTCGGAGGCTTAGGAGGATAATTGTCAGGTATCGCAGGCATGTTCACTAACATCAGGCATAGCAGTATAATCATTTATCCTCTTTAACCTCTTTCATCTTCCAGAATCTATCGCATGTATTATCTATATATGGTGGAGTTACGAAGTAGCTTTGTAAGTACTCATCAGGCTTTGCTTTATATCTATAACATTGCTCTTTTAAAGGACAATCGTCACCTCTACACATCGTTATATCAGGCATTCTTATACACCACTATAGGCTCCTCTGGTGGACCACCCTTAATAAACTCATGAAGTTGACTTACGTTTCTATAGCTTCTTTGCATTAGCCTTTCAGCTTCGTCTTCAGGTAATTTATCTATATATATAAACCTATGTATATCCACCATAAGCCCTGCACATAGCGTACATACCGTGTTAGGATCTTGCTTTAGAAGATACTCACTCATCTTCTCTACTACTTCAAAGTTCTCCATAACACCCCATTAATATCTCATGCAAACCGCTCTTAGGACTCCATGCGTCTAAATGTGCAAGTAGTTCCTGAATTCGATGGCAGGGATCTTTTCGTCTTTGCTTTAATTTTTTCCCTATACTCATCTTCTTCTTTCTTCTTCCGCTCATACATCTCCTTAAAGCGTGTAAGTAAATCATTGAACTCTCTTTGCTTGCCTAAGCATTTCCTAAACTTCTTTATAGCTTTAGCCTGTAGCTCTTGACATCTTAGGTCTACTCTTTCCAGATATGTCATCAAGAGGTATTTGTTAAACTTAAACCTAATCTCTGGTGGCGATATAGTAATAGTCTCAATCATTTATCATCAACATTATAGCAGCTCCTATAAGCATACCTGACAGTAAAAACGCTATTGCATAAGTCCCTAAAGTAACCATATTCCTCCGTTGCCTAGCTTGTTAACTTCTCTCTAAGCCTTGAAGAACATATCACTTATTTCTTTAAGATCTCATCAACAATCTCTGCCACTGAGGTATCACGCTTCATCGCTAGCCGTATACATTCATCTATACCCCTGGATCTTCCAAGATCATAAAACGCTTTTAACATAAGCGCATTAGCAACCAAATATCCTAGAAGTACTACATATATCATTTTATATCCTTAAGCTTCTTCTCCACTATAGCTGTAGCAATCTGCAATCCCCTGCGTATACCAAGACGGTAAAACCCTATAGCAAAGATCAGTATCCCTACAGTCCATATCATTAGCCTAGCCTACACATCTCTATTTTTTTGGTAAAGTTTTTTTATCCGCTAGTGAGGTAGGGTATTTTTATAGAGGAGGCTTAGCTCTAGAAGATTCGTGTCAGGTTCTGGAATTATTTTATTTGGATTTGGGACTCTCTTTGGAGGAGGGATAGAGATATAGATCTCTCTAGTACCGGTACTGTCTAAGGTTTCACTTCTTAACATTCCTAGCTTTCTGGCTTTAGATGGTACCTTGGTGAGCTGTATTGGTATCTTGTAACTACATGTTCAAGCTGTTACTTATGGAAGTGCCTCTACACTATGATAGAGGCTTGGTCTTTGAGACTATGAAGTCGAATGCAGCTGTGGCTATATCCTTAGCTGCGTTCTTAGCTTCGTCTTGGTCGTAGCCTCTATGCTTACCTTGTGTCTTAAGCAAGAAGAGCTGTAGAGTTGTATCATTTGAATCTATAGCTCTTTCGAATACTGAAGCTTCTAATTGATCAATCTGTCTTTCTCTTTGATCTTTGAGCAATTGTTGTAACTCTGAATCTTTATCAACAAAGTTACGTATAGCCCCTCTACTAGATCCAATCGCATCAGCAACCCTAGATAAGTTACCCGAATGACATATAATAAGCTTCTCAATTTGATTTTTATCAAATGGAATCCCCGGTCTAGGGTGTTTAGCTTTTTCACCGATCTTATTACCTTTCTTAACAGATGGAAAGCCGGCCATAATTCCTTAGTGAAGTAGAGTTCAATAATACAATAAATCTAAGCCCCTACCTCAGAGCCGGTAGGTGGCTATGTTCAAGACTGATTATAATCAATCATGGGAATTAGGCCTATTTATGTCAACTATTTTCTTGAATACCTGGGGAGAACGCAAATAAACTAACTACTTACCCTTGACTTATAATCTTATCAAGTGATATAGTACATTACATAAGCAAAGAACGTGCGGTAACGGTAGAGAACACCACTCTATGTACAGTGTAAATACTAGTAGGGCTTATATAACAACTAAAGAGAGCTATATGAACAAAGACTTAAGCGATTTAACACCTCAACTAATTGGGCTAGAAGGCTGGAGAGTGGAGGCTATCACTACCTATAACGAAAAGAGAAGATTTATTGTGGGTAGATCATGCGGTATTAGACCTATTCACTTAGAGATTTTAACTAAAAGATCTTTAGGGGGTAACGGCGCTGAAAAAGTATACCTAGAAGTTAAAAGAATAGAGCAGGTGAGATAATGCGATACACAAAATCAGAAGTCCTAGGCATGTTTAAACGCCTCATAAAAGCCCTATCTAAGGCTAACCCTAACTTAGACTCTACTAAGTATAATCTCGACTACGTGAGCCATTATGGGGGCTATGTAATAGAACAGGCTATGAATGATAGTGCTGGTATAGATCATCCTATGGGCTGTATGCGCAGAAGCTCGAAAGAAATGTATTTAAGTATGTACATGACAGCTCAAGCATTAGAGAATTTACGTAACACTTTTACAGGAGCTAACACATGAAAGACCCTATTACTACAAAACTAGAAGATTTTGGCTTTATCGAAAGAGAAGCCCTTATCGGGATTCTACAAGCATGGAATAGAAACGGCTTACCAGCAGAATTTGACGCTTGGGGAGTTACGGTTATGTTTAACAGAGATAGCGGATGCGTATTTCTTACTAACGACGAATGTCAAACCGCTATGATTACAGATTCTATCATGCACAATGGCACTCTCGAGCTATGGCACAATTGCCGTGAATGCGGACATGAAGGCTTTGAAGAAGATTGCCTACTAAATGATAACGGCTGCAATGAATGCACAGGAGAAAAATAATGAAAGACTTTGACGACATGAATATATACGACATAGCTTCAGTACTGAGGAGCGAATAATGATAACCAATGATTTGATAATTACAATGTTAGCAACGGGCTATATTTCGGCTGCGTTATTCGCAACTACAGATCAAAACCAAGATCCCTTAGATGATCGCTTCGGGCCTGAAGATATAGACCGCGCTTCTTTTGATCTAATAGAAAGCGATTGCACTCAATTTCTTGCACTACTTCCTTTTGATATCAATGATTTTGATATCGAGCAAGTAGGAATGGATTTTTACTATACTACCGCCGGGCATGGAGTAGGTTTCTTTGATAGAGGCTACAAACCGGAAATAGCAAAAGAACTCGATAAAATTGCTAGAATGTTTAATCAGCGTAACTTTTACGCCTCAATAGGATGTGAATAATGAATGATGATATCGAACATTTAGACAAAATGACTAATGAAATGGGGAGGGCTATCCTTCCCATACTTAGGAGAACTAAAACCGACTTGCTTCCTGAAGCTTTATCAATGTTTTTCGGAGCCACGGCCTATGCAACCTCTAAGGTATTTGTAAAGCTTAGCGACATAGGCCAACGCGAAATCGCTTTATCCATGCTTAAAGAGGCAATTGAAATGTTAGAACTAAAATTCAAAGATGATTCATAGGAAGATTAAAAATGTTTATAGACCATAAAAGAGTAACTAATTTATCTACTGAATTTTGTTTAGCGTTAGCTCCTCTGATTGCCTCGAATGATCCTAAAGAAACCGCTGCGGCTTTACCGATATTCTTCGCCAGGACTCTCGGCGCTTTTATGAATTGTACCGGCATGAACGAAGGAGCTAAGGAGGAATTCTTAGAGCTTTCGATGGATTGTATTAACGACATAATGCAAGAATTTATCAAAAAGGGGCCTTTATGAAAATTAATGAATTAATGGAAAGTAATAGAAAAAAAGAACTAATAGCAATTTGTAGATTTATTTGCACGTGCGATTGTGACGAATTAAGAACAATCATAGAGGAAATTAGATGCTTTCATGATAATTTGTTATGTTTTAATTCTACTACCGGGTCTTTAAGCAAAGTCGAAAGCGTTTGCATTAACGGCGAATGTTTACAACTAAATTTAGAGCCCTAAAATGAATAAAAGCAATACACGTTATTCTTATCTTTCATATGAAGAAAAGCTTTTCATTAAAGAAGAATTACTTAAACAAGAAAACATGTGGGCTATATGCTTAAAGCTAAAAAGATCGCATAGCACTATTACGCAAGAAGTTAATCGCCATGGAGGGATTCACAATTATGATCCCCTGCTATCCAAGCGAAAATTAGGCACAGGAATTCCTGTAACTTGTCAAGATAAGTTAATGATTAAGTCTTTAATAGACCAGGGTTTAAACGCTTCAAGTATTGCTACTAAAATGAATAGATCTCATAACACTATCAGAGGCGAAATCAACCGTAATGGAGGAATTAAGAATTACAATCCTAAGATTGTAGACTTATCGCCTGTAAGAGCTACACAATTAGCTTTTCCTTTATTTGATAGCAAAGAAAATGAAAGAATACAAACATTAGAAAACAAAATAGCTTCAATAGAAATGCAACTAGATATTTTAATTGATAAAATAAGAGAAATACAATGATACAAAAAACGAAAGACTACTTTAAGTTTAATAAGCTTAATGCTAATAGAGTACAAATCTTACCTAGACACGTTCAAGCTTTGAAGGCTTCGATACTTCAAAGAAATATGCTAGACATGCGGCCTATCATCGTTAACTCGAAATTTGAGGTAATGGATGGCAATCACAGGCTAGAAGCAGCTAAACAGCTTGGAATAGATATCTACTACACTATAGACGATAAATCCACTATACAAGACTTGCTTTTAGTGAACGTTGTACGCCGTTGGACTCTGGACGATTATTTTAATTACTATTGTGAGGAAAAATATCCCGAATACCTGAAGCTTAAAGAGTTCATAAACAAAAATGATATAAAGTTAGGCAATGCTATTGCCTACTGCACGCAGTCAAACGCCAGAACGGATTTCTATCAAGGAAGATTTAAGTTTGAGAGCTTCGGAAATGTGGAGACAATCCAAAGAATCAAAGAAACTATTAATTTTGTAAAGAGACTCAAGATGGGCTGTAATATGAGTTACACAAATACCATTAAGTTTTGGAGGCCTATCAAGCTTCTTTTCTCTCATAATTCTTTCTCTTTTGATAAATGGATGAAGAATTTAGAGCTTAACATAAGTACCTTTGGGCCTAGGGGTACTACGATGCAATACGTTGAACTCTTTGAGAAAATATACAATTACCATAACAGAGAGCGCATAAAACTGAATCAGGATGATTTAGAATAAAAATGAGGGCTGGGAAGCCCTCACCGAGTTGCTATCATGAAAAACTTAACACTTTGGAAGATATGAAAGATAAATATTATAAACAAGTGAGATAATCTCGTGCTAAGTGAAAGAGTTAAACATTCTTTACGCCTCAACTGGGGCGATAAAGCCGAAGCGATGGATTGCTTTGCTGAAGTAAAGTTTATTGATGAATCTTCCGATTGGCAATGCTATATATATGCCTTAGATGAAGATGAAGATGCTATAAAGTGTCTCATAGTGCATTACCCTTGTAGCTGTTTAATAGTTACTTGGTCTTTGCAGGAGCTTTATAGCTTTTACAATACTCAAGGAGAGTTGCCTATAGTGGATAGTGAATACAGACGAATGAAAGTTTCAGAACTCTATAAAAGGCTTATATGACTCCTGAAGAAATACAAGAAATTAGAAAAATGCTGTGTGTATCGCAAGAAAAGTTTGCTCAACTTTTGGGTGCTACCGTAGTAACCGTTAACCGCTGGGAGAATGGTAAAAATTCTCCCTCAAGGCTTTATATTAAAGAACTCAAAGAACTAAGGGATAAAAGTGGATCTTACATATGTAGACGCGAAGAGCTTAAAGAGTCTTGAAGATTATGCAGTAGCCTTAGTCACTGGCATGTTATCTTTAAAGACTCTCGAAGCCTTTCATATCAAGGCTGTAGACTTAGGCATACTCTCTGAAGATATGTCATGTAGAGCTAACACAATCATCTGGGATCTTAGGAGAGATATTAAGCTCTATAAAGACCAATTAGAAAGCGTTTTAGAGCTCGTCCCCGATGACTTTAACGCCAATACGATCATTGAGTCGCTTAAGAAGCTAGAGCTCACTAAAGCACGCTCTATGACAAGGAAGGCCAAGAAATGCGATACGTAATATTTAGTAGAGTATCCAGCGATCAGCAATTAGATGAAAGCCAGTTATTCATGTGTAGAGAGTATATAAACTCTGTAAAAAAAGAAGGCGATGAAATCATTGAATTCAATGAGCCTCCTACGAGTACGAGACTTAAAATGGAAGATAGAGAAGTGCTTGTGTCTATGTTAAAATTTCTGAAGAAAGGAGATACATTAGTTGTTTTCTGCCTTACTAGGCTTGCTCGAACAGGCACCGAGCTTGTTAAAATTTACGAAGATCAGATAACCAACAAAAAAGCTATATTGCACTCTATCGCTCAGCCTAAAGTAGATAAGAACTTCATTCACCTCTATGCAATGATAGGAGAGATGGCAAGGGATACTATAAGCGCTAATACAAAAGCTGGACTCCTTAGCAAACAGTCTAAAATGGAGAAGGTGGGAACCTGTTGGTATGGCTATACTACAGATCCCTCAAAGCTTCAAACTAGGGAGAATGTTCGCTCAACCGGAAAGCCATATATTCTGATCCCTCAAGAAAAAGAGTCGCAGCAGGTCGCTCTGATGGTAGAATTGAGTCATTTAGGCTACAATTACCAGCAAATAGCGAACGAACTTGAGAATAGAGGCTATAAGAACCGAAAGGGTAATCCTGTGCACAAAATGACGGTATATCGGACTCTTCGCCGTCTAAGAAAGCTGTGTCCAATTCCCAAGGAGTTAGCTTTTGCGTAGTCTCGTGAATCCAGATAATAGTTTTAGGGCTTGCGTCATACACTTTCATACAAGGGCCAAGAGAAACTTTTTGGTCGCCTTGTATAATTATGCCATCTAAGCAATCGAGATATAGTTTAACTAAATTATCTACATCTGGTTTCTTGTCGTGTTTTAACATACTAGAATTATATAACTCTACATCTCTTTTTCTTATGCTTTTAGGTATAGGCATATGAAATAAAAACGATATGCGTGGGAAGTTAAAGTTAATATCAAGCCTTTGCTTTTCGAGGAATAATCGAATATCTTTCTTCTCTTTTGCTCTAGGGTCGTAAGTGTTAACAAAGCCTCTTATGTTACTATGCTTCATTCGCGCTTGGGGGACAGGAATGCCAGGGATGATTATTTTCATTGTATATCTTCCTGGGCAGCTCTAAGTCCTACTATGCGTTTTACTGCTTTGCCTAATTTCGTCTCATCTTCCATTTCTTGTTTTAAATCCATCCATACATCGAGCTGAGCAATGAGAAAGACGCTTAATATCAAACTCTCTTCGGCAAATTGATATATATAATCCGCATCAATATGATTTTTAATCCAATCAATATTTGCAAAAAACTTAGTCTCTACTTCCTCATTCATGGGCATACTCTCTTAAGCTTTTGACTTCAAAGTAGACGTGAAAGCCGTCGATATCTTCTTCCTGGTAAACACGTATCACTTCTTTGCCATTTTTGCCATATAGATTGGCTTTAGTAATGAGATAGTGAAGATCGCCTATGCTTAATTTATCTTTGTAAGTGATAGCGTGTTCGTTAATCATAAAATCCTAAAATGGTAAATCTTGGTTGATAGATTTATTTTCCCATGAGCGTTTTTCCAGAAAGTCTCTAATGTCTTTTTCCATAAAACTAGAGTCCATCATAAAGCCTTCATAGTAAACTTTGCTGCCATTTTTGCTTATGCTTGTAGAGATAACCGACCAAAATTTGCCACCATTTTTGGCTTGCTTGCGTACATAAGCTACGCGATATTTATCATCTAGGCAGAGATATACCAGCTCCTGGGTATATTGATCTTCCGGGAAGTATTCATGGCTTACGAACTTGATATTAGACATAGGTTTCCTATATTTTTATTGGTTTTCTTCGATCTTTTCCTTCGTATTCGAATAGCACTCCGGTATTAATTCTACTGGAAAGTGCTTCTCCGCAAACGATAGAGAAATCTTTATTGTTAAGATTAGTATTGATAATAGTTCCCTTATCGCTCCATTGCATACGAGAATTAATTAAATCCATAAGAAACTTCATGAAAGATGGCGAAATTTCTCCCGTTGCAAAGTCATCTATGACTAGTAAACAACAAGTCTTAACTCGATGAATAAAATTAAAATAATCATCGCTTTTAAAAGTATGCAGCCAACGCTCATGGAGTTGAGTTTGAGTGCAAAAGATGCAAGATGAGTCTTTACGAGTAAAGAATTCGCATACGCCTAAACAAGCATAAGTCTTTCCCGTTCCAGGAGCGCCTTTCATGAAAATAATGCCATAAGGCTTTAGAGCAAATTTAAGCAAATAGGCCAATTTTGAGTTAGATTGTTGTATTTTCTCAAACTTAACGTCATGATGCATATCGCCAATACCGCTTATTTCGCAAAATAAGGCCCATTCCAGCTCTCTTATTGATGGGGGAGCTATGTCGGTATTGCTCGAGTTTTTTGGAAGCCTGGAAGCCTTGCAAACGCTTCCACACATCCAGACCCTTCGGTCTTTGTCGATCATTGCCATAAAAAAGTCCTCGCTTCCGCAGAAAGGACAGCTCATTTCTTGGGAATACCTAGGGGGATCAATAGGCTTATACCCTTCGCTACTGGCATAAAAATGCACAAGCTTGTTGTCGCTTTGAAGCGGTATCTCTTTTTTAACCAAGTCACTCATGGATTTCATATGGCTCTCTTCTGCATTTCTTCCATGATTTCAAAAGCTCTTTGATCGTTAGAGCTAGGGGCAAATCTTCGAGGTTTAGCGGCAGGCTTCGGGAGCATTTGATTTTTAAACTGTAAGTATTGATCTCTTAGGTATTTAGCTGGATTAGTTTTAGGCTTAAGCATCTTAGGCTTCCAAAAGGAATCCGAGAGAGCCCAATTGAGAATATCCAAGAGCTTAGATGGCTCTCGTTGGTCATTCCTAAGCATTAAGTCAACAGCCGTAAGTATAGGCGCTAGGTTCTTAGGGGGGAAATATTCAGGCTCATGCTTCTGGATTGTTTGTATTAACTTATTCCCGAAGTCTTGGACTTCTTCAGAGAATTCGGCTTTAGGCTTTATGATTTTCTTATCGGCAGCTTTAGCTGCCAGCGGTTCCTCTGGAACCTTTAAGGAGGTTCCCTTTCTTTGAGATAGTATTTCTTGAGATGGTACTTCTTTATATAGTACTTCTTTAGTGAACTGACCATCAGGATACTGATGTTCAGGATACTGATGTTCAGTTTCCTGATAATCAGTACATCGTAAACTCTTTTTGAATTTTGGAGTGCTGGCTACTGTGTACTTATAGCCCTTAAGCTTTCCCTTACCTTTCTTCATAGGTCGCATTACGATATCTCTGCGAATATACCCAGCAGTAATGGCTTCATTGAGAATTTTTCGCATAGAGTCACGACCGAAGAATTTTTTATTCATCTCTGCGAGTTGATGGAACTTGATAGTCCATCCAGGCTTGTTGCCTATGAGATAAGTTATCAGCCATCTACAGTTTGGTGAGATCGTTGAATCGCGGATTAAGTCATTAGGAACGATGGTATATTTAAACGTTTCCTCTCCTTGATCGAGAGAAATATTATCAAATTCATCTTCTTCGTTGACGGGTAAAGTTTCATTTGCTAAGCTATGATTATTCATTATAGCTCTCCTTGGGGTTCAGATTTTAAGCGTCTGGACCCTTTTTCATTTGGTCTCATCTCTTTTTCTCCTTGCATAGTTTTTGTAATAATCTGGGTACTTTTCTTTAAACTTACGGCGGTACTCCGCAAATTTCTCTTTATTTTTGGCATAGTACTCAAGCATGTACGAGCGTTTTTCATCGTTGTCTACGTATCTATGCTTCCAAGCTTCTGAGCTTTTCTGGTACTTAACATTTTTGGTGATTGTGCATCTTTTGCACTCACTGCGCCATTTGCCTTGGCACATGTAGAAATCCATGTGTGTAATTTTAGACTCATGGCACTTACTGCATGTCTTGTTCACATTTCCCTCCGCAGTAAAAAGTGCCGACTGAGTCTTCTTGTTCCCCTTGCATCTTGACGAGTATATATTCAGGTGTTTCGGTGCTAATGATAAACCCAAGAGTCTCTAGCAATCGCAATATAGGGAAATCGGGGGTCTTTAAGCCAAAGATGGACCCATGCCTGTGACTTATATCGCATAGATCAAGCCAAAGCGTAGCTGCTTGCGCACTTCTTTTAGCGATCAAGGAAAAGCAACTATCGCAACATAGTCCAGGCTTACTCATCTTCATCAATTGCCGCCAAAGTTATGGAAATTCCGTTATTGAAGGGGTGCCATTCGAGTAAATTCTCTAGAGCAAGCTTTCTTACGTTGTTTTTAAACTTGCACCATTTTTCAGACATGTCGATTTCTACAAGTTGTTTACTGAAAAAAACTTTACCATCATGGTCGGATCTATTTATGCATTGAAGATATACCCAAAGAGCTTCTGGGCAGTGGCGAGAGATTCTGTCTAGAACCTCTTGTGATGTTATTGTATATAGATCCATTGTCCCCCAAAAGAACTTTACTCTGGACATATACCTTGCTGTATATTAAGCTAACACCTACATATTCCTGGCAAGGTTTTGTAGGTTCTCTGTTGTTGAGATTGTTAGCAGCAGCTTAATCTACAGAAGATATATGTCCTGCTCGAGGTTCGCCTCGGGCTTTTTTTTTAACAAAGTAAGTTATTTCTTTATTCTTGTCATTCAGTTTCAACTTTTCGTCTGTCAAAGCTTTATTTAACATAAAATCTCAAAAAATAACTTGTCATAGGCAGATTAGTCTGCTAGCTTGAGTTAAAATAAATATTTAAATCTTAAGTAACTCAAACAAACTTTACTACGTGGAAGACAAAAAAACTACAGAAAACTTCACGAGAGTAACAAGCGTATTATATCCCTTCAGCGGATTAGATAAAATAGACCCAGCAATTGTTGCCCATGCAGGAGAGAGAGGCACTAAAGTTCATAAGATTTGCGAGGGTATAATTTCCGGCCTAGGAGAACTTGGAGTAGAAGATGAAACTCGGGGCTATGTAGAGTCTTTTAAGCAATGGTGGGCTCTAGGCCATCAAGTTATCTCTATGGAACAGCGTTTCTGGTGCCATAAATTGAAGATAACCGGCCAGGTTGACCTTATACTTCAAACTCCAGATGGGCTCGCTATAGCCGATTTAAAGACCTCTAGCAAAGAATCCCCGACATGGGCTGTTCAAGGTGCCGCTTATGCCTACCTAGCAAAACTCAGCGGCTTTGACATAAAGAAAATATATTTCATTCATCTCAACAAGCATGGCAAGGAAGCTAAAGTTTACGAATACCCTGTAGATGATGATTTTTTTTTCGCCATATTAAGAACATGGCAACACTTCTATCAAAGGAATAAACAATGAGTCAATCTGAGCAAATTAAAGACCTCGTAGCTGCCTTAGCTAAAGCGCAAGCAGTGATGAAGCCGGCAATCTATAACAAAATCAATCCACACTTCAAAAGTCGCTATGCAGATTTCTCTTCTTGCATGGATGCTTGCAGATTGCCTCTAGCAGAAAATGGTTTAGCTATTATCCAATCCTGCGAAACTATCGACGGCAAGCTCAATCTTGTCTCTATGCTTGCGCATATCTCAGGCCAATGGATGAAGTCGGAGTTTCCTATCATTACCACAAAGATGGACTCTCAGGGCATCGGTTCAGCAATGACGTACGCTAAGCGCTATAGCCTATGCGGACTCATTGGCATAGTAGCTGACGAAGAAGGCGATGATGATGGCGAAGCGGCTGTAGGAAGACCTAAGCAGGAAGTTAACCTACTGCCTTCTCTGTTGCAAATGTTTGATCCTAGCGACAAAGAGCTAGTGAAGGAATATATCAGTGAAGTCAAAAAACTCTTCAACTGGACCGAGCAAGAGACAATAAAGAAATTCCTTGATGAGAAAGAAATTTTAATTAAATTCAACACCTGGAAAACCAAAAGGAACTAAGCATGTTTGATAAGAATAACCTTATTCTAGGCATCTCTATCACTGTCTTCATATGGATAGTTGCCATCATCATAGGGATGCTTTGCACTTCTTGCACTTACTCTATCACTATGGTACATACCGAAGGGCAAGCTAGTGACGTAGTAGACGAGACAGCTACTAATACCCCAAGCACAAGTGTTTCAGTTCCAGTAAGCATTATCCCTAAACCCTTGTAAATCCGCTTTACATGAGAGAGAAAAAATGCTGCAACTGCGAAAGATGGTACATAGGCGAGGGAGTGAAAGGATTCTGCACCTCTGAATGTTTTTACAAAGTCGAATATTCAAAGATTCATCAATGTAAACCCAAAAGAGTAGAAAAGCCAAAGAGTGCGCTCGTTAAGAAAAGAAGAACCCCTCTGGCTGAGATAAATGCTAATTGGATAGAAAAGCCTTATATTAAAGAACCTGCTTCAAAGCATAAAATCCAAGAGAAGATGGAATGGAAACGTACATATCCTGAGCCCTCTTGCATGAAGAAATTTAAGGCCTGTAGAGGTTAATTTGCCTAAAAATAAATGGAGTAAATATGCCCTTAAAGACGGGAAAGTCAAAAACAGTTATATCCGCGAATATTGCAACAGAAAGAAAATCAGGAAAACCGGAGAAGCAAGCCATAGCGATAGCCATGAGCAAAGCCGGAAAATCCAACAAGAAGATGAAAGTTTGAGATATTTAATCAACCATTCATCTTGTAATTTTGAAGATGTAAAGCTGGTTTACATAGAACCCGTAGATTACCCAAAAAACATAGACCCAGTGATCTTAAACGAATCATGGGTAATAAACTTAAAGGAATACTATGAAAGCGACAGAGAAGAAGACCCTCTTGAAACATATCAAGAAGGACGACAAGGAATTTCGAGCGCAAATCAAGGACGATGTGAAGCTGAAGAAGGACATTCTAAAAACAAAAACAGAGAAAAGAAAATGAAAGAAAAAGTAACTGCTAAAGAAAAAAAGTATGAAGCTAAAGAAAGCAAAGCTTATGAAAAAAAAGAGGATAAACGTGAGGTAAAAAAACAATCTAAAGGTAAGAAGCCTAATTAAGCTTTACCCAAGAAGCGACATTAGCGACTATCTTAGATAAATAATATAAATCTCCCTCAGTGCCTGAAGTCGGGTCTTTGGATATAATCCATAGAGAAGCTAAAGGATATAGCTTACCCGTCTCAGGCTGTCTATAATCAGCCCCTGAAGGCTGTCTATTGCGTGCTACAGAGACAGTAAGGTATACATTAGGACCTAAGTACTTATTGGGATCTTTAGGGCTTAAACCGGCCATCTTATCTCCTTAACATACTAGGGTACCATTAAACCACGAACTTACGTTCTGCCCGTAGAAGTCTACGGTCTTAGTACCACCTGTCACAGTAAGGATCGTAGAGAATGTCTGAGCGGCTGTCAAGTCTATGATGATCTGCCCTGTAATGGAAACAAGTCCATCTCCTCCCACTATTGGGAATAAAGCGCCACATCGCTGTGTATATGTAGCTACCCCGATATTGCTAAAGGCAAGAGCGGTTATTGTGTGCGCAACACCCAATTGTTCTAGGGTCACGCAGCAATTGAATTGGTATCTGCCTGTAACGGGTGCCGTGAAAACCCCTGTAGTCGCATTGTAATTAGAGCCTTGATCGTATACAGATACATCATAAACCAAAGTATACGCCGTGCCGTCTCCGGTGACGTTCGCTACAGTGCCCGACTGCCTAGCAAAGAAGCAAGGCTGCGTAGAGTTCACCATGATAGGTGAAAAGGCTAGTGTAGGGTTTGCAGTAGCTCCGCTACCATTTGTTACAGCAATTTGATTAGCTGTTCCAGTAATCGTTCTTCCAACCATGTTAGATGTGCCATTACCGGAGACAAGTCCCGTTATGGTCGCAACGCCTGTGCCTCCTTTAGCGACTAATATAACAGTTCCCGACCAAACGCCTGTGGCAATAGTGCCTAAAGTCGTTATTGATGCCTGCCCAACATAAGATGCGGAGATGTCGATAGCTGGGGTTGCACCTCCACTGGAAGTGATGCGATTCGTTGTGCCCGTTACGCTAGTTACTGTACCAGAAGTGGCAGGAGCTGAACTTGTCCAGTTTGTACCATCAGAAGTAAGGATATTTCCTGATGTTCCGGCAGTTGCAGGATAAGTTGCTGTTGAAAATGATCCACTATTTCCAGCGCCACCAGCTCTAAATACTGTTCCGACTGCTGCTGTTCCTATATCTGCCATGATTAACCTTTTTTAGAGTATGTTCCACTGAGTTCCATTAAAAACTATGTCTACACTACCCCAGTTAGTAGCGATGACAAAAGAAGCCGCCCCATCAATATTTTTCCCAGAAGGAGTGATCGTAATGTTATTAGAGGCGGCTGATCCTATATTATCTTTAATGCGATGTCGCTGACCTGTAGTAGGAGAGGCCAAAGGAATGATAGTTCTTGCTGAGCTAGAATCGACTAATATGACAGCATCTTGAGGAATTGTTGTGTAGGGATAAGCTCCCGGAGTTGTTATCTTCACCGCATCATTGGATTGAATTAAAGGCACTTGACCTGTAGAGGCGATAACTTTTCCAGCACCGACTAAAGAACAATTCGCATAAGAGAAAGTTCCTGCTCCAGATACGCAGTTTGTTCCACCTGAACTAAGGACACAGTTTACGGCGACTACAGTTCCTCCATTTACAATAATGCTTTCATTAGAGGAATTGAATTGGCAATTGTAGAATGTTCCGCCATTTGCGGTAGTTAGAGCCGCAGGCGTGCTTAAAGAAGGTATTCCAAATGAAGTGTTGAAACCTATTGGTACTACTGCTCCAGAACAACTTATCGGTAATGCTAGAAGACTATTATAAACCTGAAATGTTCCACCTGTAAATGTCGATGCCGATAATGAACCGACAGAGGCAAATGAACAATCATAAATATTAACTTGACCGGCACTCGTGAACATCGCTTTCCCAACTGTCCCATTGCATCTGACCAAAGTCAAATAAGCAGATGAAGTTAATGAAAATAGCATATCCTTAAGGTAGCAATTAGTAAACGTCATAAGTCCGGCAGTAAAAGTGAAAGTACTGGTTAAACCCTCTAAAGTACAATTAGAAATCGCGCATTGACCTATTACGCCGGCAGAATTATAAGTAATATTTCCACTTATATAAACACCGGAATCACCTCCTGCAAAGTTAGATGGAAAGATCCCAACAAGAGAAACCCCATCTTTTAAAGTCAGGGTTTCAACATATGTACCGGCGCGAATAAATATCGTTTGACCCGCTGAGGCAGCATTAATAGCTGATTGGATAGTAGAAAAAGTACCGCGAAGCCCTATGGTAGTCGATGGATCTACGACAAATGAAGAAACCCAAGTGCGATCCTCAATGCGAAGAGTGCTTGGAGCTGTTCCTAATGTATCGACTACAGGAATAGTTCCTGCTTGTTGACCTAAGATGTTCCAGTTACCTGCCGTAGGACTTAAAGCTCCTCCAGAATCTCCAGTGATCGTTTGTCCTACGATTGCTCCATTGACCACAGCGGTGATATTGGGAGAAGAATAGCCAAAGGTGATGCTAGAGTCGGGAGAGGTGAGGGTTCCTACTTTAACATGTCTTGCAGCCGTAGAACCAATCCAAAGCTGAGCATTTGTGGTCATAGCTCCTCCGCGAGACGTTCCGTCGAACGAAGCATTATCGGCATGCATAATAGTCTCAAGACCCGTTACGAAACTAAAGCCCATTATGTCACCATCCTATATTCTAAAAGTGAATTCCAATTGACGCTTACTGAATTAATGCCAAGAACTTGCACGAGAATATTATTAGCACTGACTGCAAGGAAAATGTCAGCATTAACGAAAGCTGCTTCTTCAAACTCATCATGATATTCAGATGCTATCTCAACCGCAGCGGCTCCGGTAGTTCTAAAGGCTCCAGAGAAGCCATAAGAAGCACCTGCAGGAACTGATGCAGCAAAGGCTTGAACGTTGCCAAATACCATAAATGTCCCAGGAGTTGCTCCCATCGGAATAGTTAGAATCGTAGTCAAAGCATCTGCAGGTGTAATTATTTGACCTGTAGCTCTATTAGTCAATTGCACGGTAAGAACGTTAGAGCCTGAGCTCCCGTCTGTTCTTATGCCATTGTCGTTATTTGCAGTAGTATCTGCGCCAAAGACATCTAAGATATTTAACGCTGGAATGGCTGGAGAATTGACATCTGTTACAAAAGTAGTTGGTACATCTGGAGGGGATGGCCCTCCGGCTGTATTAATGATTCCGGCTTGACTCATGTAGGTTCTCCATAAATAATCTCAATGTAAACAGACCCTGACACAGGCGCAGCTAGTTGTTTTACATAGAATTGAGTACCTACAGCTAAAACAAAGCTATCATCTTTGCCGGAAACAAGATTTGCAGTGAAGTCATAGAGTTTAAAAGAATTGGCAGGCACAAGGATCTGTCCGTCAGCATTGGTACTATCCGTGCTTATGATGACATCCCCTTGTGTTCTATTCGTAAAGCAGATGATTCTGCCATTTACATCTAAAGGCGTACCCAATGCAGCATAGGTCCCAGAGATGGAACCAAATGCTATTGAGCGTATCGTGTCAAAGTAAACCTTCTTTGCAGACATAGTTACTCCTTATTGAGGGCCGCATGTGAATGAAACCCAGTCAATTGCTCCAGGAGCTGCAGCAGCGTGTGTTAATCTAATGAAAGGAATAACTACATCGCCGTTGTCAAAAGTGAAGGCTGCAGTAACTACCGGAGCTACGCCAGCAATTGTATAAGTAACTACTCCTGCTGCAGAAACGAGGATCTTCAAGACTTTATTCTGTCCATCTGTCCATGCATTTGTAGTGTCTGTAGAAGTTTGTCCACCGGCATTAAGTTCAGTTTTAAGCCATATGTTAGGCCCATCAGTAGCAGAAAGACCTATCGAGGCATAGTCGGTGTAGTTGGCAAATGTAGCGTTATTGGCCTCTACTTTTCTAAAGCCTATGATTAAAGGATCGCATCCACTGACATCTGCTGCAGTTAAGGAAGCTTGGAAAGCAAATGCTGGAGAGGTTCCAATAGTGTAGGAGTACTTGGTGTTATTTCTAGGCCCTGGGTTATATTCCGCACCTTCGGCAGTAGTTAAATCTAAAGAGATTAGCAATCCAGTAGCATCCATTCTAGGCGCTACAATGGTTTGTCCAGCTCCTAAGATAAACTCTTCCCATACTTCTCCACCTTGCATCATCATGATGTTTGTGGCACCGGTTGCACCGCTTGGGGCAGCTCCTGTAGTTAAGACAGATTGGAGGATTGGATTTTCTGTAAAAGTTACAGATCCAAAACTTGTTGCTCTTGTAGCTAAAGTCAAAGGAGTGATGAAAGTGGTGTTAGAAGTACCTGCACTTACTTGCGCTTGAGTTGCTACATTGACATCAAATGCTTGGGTTGTTGCATTCGAAGTAATAGTAAGAGTGGAACCAGGTGTTGTAAATGCTACATAAGCTCCATCGGCTGCAGCTCCTCCAGAAGTGAAGGCCATCCCGGCAGTCCCGGCTGCGGACCAAGATAATGCAGTAGTGGCTCCTGTAGAACCCATTGCTACTCCATGAGCAGTTTGAGTTCCAATCTTAGCTTGTAGAGATGCAGGCGTTACGGCGACAATAGCAGAAGAACCGGCAATTGATTCTGCAGTTGTAGAAGTTTCTAGACTTCCTCTTTGAGTTGTCGAAGCGGCTGCAATATTGATAGTTAAAGTCCCGGCAGTACCAACTACGCTTGCTCCATCAGTGGCATCTCCAACAATGTCAATATTTCCGGCTACAGGAGAAATTGCTCCACCGCTGTCGCCTGTAAGAGTGACTACAGCCCCGGTAGTTCCAGAGCCTAGAGAAATCCAGTTACCAGAACCAGGCCACATGTAGGCAGTTGCAGCAACTTTATCTAACCATAGAGTTCCTCTTACATAAGCTTTATCTGCAGAAGTAGGGGCTCTATTAGCAGTTTGAAGATCTGGAGGTAGGATGGCCCTTACGCCCAGGTATTGGGTTGAAGATCTGGCTAGTGACATACTCTCTCCGAGATTTAAAGTTTTTTCTTTACACTAGCATTTGAGGATGCAAAAGTATATACAAATTACTTTAAATTGACTTTTACCTGGGGAATATGATATATTGGTTTATAACTATTACATATCACTATATAAGGACATCAAATGGTTCACGCAATATTTATTGGAATTTGGTTAGCACTATTAATTGATGGCGTTAGAAGAGCTTAATCTTCATCGGCTGCATCAGCTATAGAGAATATGCTTCTCATTAGCTCTACTGGACTAGAGTTCGGTGCTGCAGCTCTTTTGATAGCAGATTGCACTTTCTTGTTCTTCGCAAGTCTCATGAATATCTCATAGCTGGTTGCAAGAGCAATCCCTTCGGCAGTACCATATTTTAAAACACCTAGAGCTGCAAGAACTCCTTTCCCCTTCCATCCATAGCTTGATACTAAGTCATCGAGTTTATAGAGAAGTCCAGACTTCTGTTCAGCTTCTTCAGCGCTTAGGCGTTTGTCTTTAATCTTCTTAAAGCGCTGCTCTCCTCGCTTTGTTAGATCTTTTTGTATAGCTTCTCTTTCTTTAGCACTTCCTTTACTGATCTTACCTTCAAGTATAGAAGCATTCTTTTTGACTCTTGATGAAAGAGTTTCTAAATTCTTAAGAAAGTTAACTCCATCTTCTCCGGCGACAAGTCTAACGTTATTTAAAGTAGCCTTGTCTTTCAAAAGCTTGTCTAACTTTTTAAAATCAACCAGGCCATCAGCATTTACTACAGAAGCGGAGAAGTCTTTAAAAGATTGATCTTGAAGATATTTAAGTACTTCTTTCTTATTAGGATTGTTCTCAAGCGATTGTTTAATCAATTGCTGGCCTTCTGAGGTCTTCCAGAGATCTAGGGCTACTTCCGGCCTCTCTCCGGTGATCGTGGCCTTGGCGATGTCATCTAATGCTTTCTTCTGTATAGCCTCTCTTTGAGCTACCTTTCTATTAGAGGAATTCTTAGGAGCTTTGGACTCAATGATCTCTTCAGCAATAGATCTTATATCTTGAGTTAAAGAAGGACGCATCTCTCTATAGAAAGCAGCAGCTTTTTCTTCACTTAAACCACGCATATGCTCTAGTAACTCACGCTCTACTTGAGCGAATTGCTCAGGAGAAACTACATCTTTGATATCTGCAAGACCCGAAGGAGTTCTTATTGTGTTCGCTATAGATTCTGGCTTCTCAGAAGTACGCATTGAGCGAATAGATTTCTTGCCTTTCTTCTCTGCGAATTCACCGAACTTAGTTTCAGCCTCTTCAAAAGCTTTTCTAGCTGGAGAGTTTTTATCTCCATAGCCGACTCTAATTTCTCCACGAAGCTCATGTGCTGGGCCTTTTAGAAAGTCTTGAGCGCTTGTGTCTATGAGATCATAGTTTATGATATTGTTAAGCCTACGCTTAAGCTCTACTGCTTTAGAGAGAGGTATGTCGGAATTCTTTACAGCTCTTATAACTTTTCCAGCCTCATCTACTTCTATTCCATAGCCTAGATCGGTTAGCGTTTGTCTGAGTTGTTTTTCAGCTTTAGAATAACCTTCGGGAGTAAGGTTAATGCTTTCTCCTTCAAGTTTATTAAGTTGCTCTACAATAGAGTTAGCAGTTTTTTCAACATTGGGACGACTTGTAGATTCTACTTCCTTAGCTACGTCATATAAAGCATCGGTTTCTTTCTTACTTTGAGTTATATTTCTCTCAATATCTTTTTGTACACTTTGTCCTAGCTCTCTTTCGGTAGTAGCTCTTTGAGAAATGCCTTCAATTCTTTGCGTTAGATCATTACTTAAGACATCTTCGGCAATTGTCTCCGCTTGAAACTCTGCAGGAAGATAGGGTTTAGGCTCAATAGCGATACCAGACTCTAGTTTAGTAAAATCCTTTTGGGCGATCTTACGATTTCTTAAATCAGAACTTCTTTCTTGGACTCTTTGCTCTATAGCAAAGGGAGATATGTCAGGTGTCTTTTGAACTTTAGCGGCTTGTTGTTCAATCTCTCCAAGAGGCTTATTTTCCAGGATAGATAAAGCTTTCTCAGCGACTTTGTCTCCTGTAATCTGCTGAGAGATATTCTCTAAAAGCTCCATAGCAGGAACTTTTAATTCTGAAGATTTATCGAAGAGGCCTTTAACAAATCTACCTCCCCACCCTAAAGCTCGTAATCCAAGATCTAAAGCACCCCATTTAGCGCCTTGTTCTGCAATAGTATCTAAAGAAGGAGGAACGAACTCATTGGCTTCTACAGACTTTTCAGCAGACTCCTCAAGACCTTCATAAATTCCTCCTGCCGCAGAAAGACCTAAAAGATTGCCTAGATGCATGATAGGCTTAGCAAGTTTAGGTGCTGCATAAGCAGCCGCTTTTAAAGGATAGGCAATACCCTTAGCAGCTAGACCTATAGGCGCTAAAGAACCTACGACCTTTCCCGTAGTTCCTTCAGCATTGTCTTCAACTTCAAAACCTGGAATAGCTTCAGAGAATCCAGCAGTAAGACCCGATGCGACACCTTTTACAAGATTTCTATTTCTTCCAGCTTGTAGCTCTTGCCCTTCAGTAGTGAAATTCTTCTCAAGCCAGCCTAAGTCTTCTAACTTTCTTTTAGGTACTTCTTCAGGCTCAAAGTCATCAGGAGTGAAATCATCTTCTTGTTCTACTACTTCTGGCTCAAAGTCATCGACTTGATTATTTAACGACATCATACTTTTGTTCCATTCCAGGATAAGGGGTTACAGAACCATATTGCGGTGGATTGCTACCTTTAAGCATTACTCTAACTTTTCCTTCAGGAGCTTTACGGGTTTCTTTTTTCTTAGACTTTTTTTCATCTAATTGCTGAAGAGAAGCATCATCAAGTTCTAAGATAGTAGCTAAGCCCTTGAGCTTACCTTTAATCTCTGCCTGAGTATCCGTAGCCTTGGGAAGCAATGTGTCTTTAATGTAATTAAACCTAGCGTTAGAAAGAGTACCGCGGCTGACTTTGTCAACGAGGATAGACTCCAAAGCTCCTGTTAGAGAAGTGAACTCGCCGAGCGTTTTAGCATTCTTTCCACCAAAGTAACTTAAAGCCCCAGTGCCAACTCCTGCGTCAGGGACCAATTGTACGATATTATCGTATGCCTTCTGAGCTATTTGCTTTTCTTTGTCTTCAGATTTTTGCTTCTCAGTCTTTTTATCTTCTACTTTCTGCGTAGCGACATTAGTTCTATATCTTGCATTTGCAGATGATGGAGTAAGTATAGTAGATAATCTCTGTGCTTCTTCTTCAGTCTCTCCGGCCTTCGTTAATATCTCTTTAACTTCTGCAGCAGTCTTAGTGGCTTTATCTTTTAGTGCAGCTTCTTCTTTGGCTTTCTTCTCAATAGCAGCCGTTTCAGCAGCTTTTTTCTTAGCTTGAGCTTCTAAAGCACTAGTGTGAGCATTTAAAGCTTTGTCTTTCTCTAGGACATTCTTTCTTATGGCATTGAGTTCCGATTGTGCTTGCAATCTTTTAGTCGGACTTACGTTGCTTTTTTGTAGATTGAGTTGCAAATCTTCCCAAGCATTAGCGTCTTCTCGGTTTTGCTGGTAAGAGCTGATAATATTGCCAATCTCTTCTTGGTCTTTTTTATCTTTAAGGCTCTTTCCTAGCTTAGAGAAAAACTGTTCAACTCCTGTTGGCTCAGGCTTATTCTCTGTAGAGTCTACAAATTGAACTTGTGGCATTATGGAGTTCCTCCGGCTGGTGTAGCTTTCTTAAAGTAAGATGCCAATTGATCCGTCATCTCGGGAGTGATGGAATTTAATATAGTGTTAATATCAAATCCTCCACTACTTGAAGCCGATTTATCATAGGCAAAGGTCTGTCTATTTTGTAGATTCTCTACAGCATTTCTCTTAGCAGTCCTTGCGTCAGATTGCTCGCCATATAGATATTTAGATCTTTGAGCATCTAGACTCTCTTGGATATCTCTTCCGGCTTTGGATAACGCATCCCCAGCATAAGAACTATTCTGTAGTCCTTTTCCTCTGAATGATCCAGTGATTTCAGGAGCAAGTTTCTCTTGAAAACCTCTGTATGCAGGATTAGCAATAGTTTTATCAAAGACATCATTAGCTTTCTCGGGGTCGTAGTTATATAGGTCTGCTAAAGGACCTTTTCCAAGAATAGAGTCATGTTGCTGTTCGTTAAGCTCCTGCTGGCGTTTGTCTAGGGATGAAAGCTTTTTCTTCTTTTTTTTCTTGCCGCCAAATAGTCCCGCTACTCCTCCGATTAGTCCACCGACTACTCCTCCTACAGCAGTACCAACACCAGGGACTATAGATCCAATAGTAGCACCTGTCGAAGCGCCACCAAGTGCCCCTGTTGCTCCACCTGTCCAATCAGCTTTAGGCATATATTATCCTTTGTAAATCCGCTTTACATTACATTTTTATCAAGATATGAGTGTCCACACAACAATATTAGGACTTGTCCTAGATGTCATAATCCAAGCCATATCTGTATCAGTTCTTACAGCTATATCGCCAATGGAGAATATAGAGTTCCTTTGGTCATTAGCGGCAGGATCTGCACCTGTGAGTACATTTTTCTTAATGCCTAGATTCAAAGCTCCTACGATATCGCTATACATCTGAGATAATTGATTAGATAGCGTAGGTGATAACTCTCTAACTTCTGCACCAAAGTTCTTATATTGCGGTAAGTTAAAAGTCATATTAATCTTCCCATAGGTTGCAATCCTGGCATCATAGCGTGAACTTTTATCTGCGCCCCGGCTTGGTTGTTTCTCATCCTAAATTGCAGGAATTTACCTACTTGGTTAATCCAAATCTTAACCCATTTCTTGCCACCCTTTTCGTTATTGATAGGCGAGCAATCTATGCGATATTTGAACTGAGGATCAGAAAAGTCCGTATCTTCGTTATTATTCACTAAAACATCTATATCAAGAAATGCCGGTACAGGCTCCCCATCTTCATCTGTCAAAATCGTATCTGCAGTGCTGACGTAGAAGTATATCCATCCGCATTTGATTTTTTTATCAGAGTCTACCCAAGGATTAAGCTTCTTAGTAACGGCCTCTAGAGGAATAGTCCTAGTAGCCTGACCTCCTGAAACGTAAGTGCTAAAACCTGTAAAATCCTGACCGAAGTCTACAGTGAAAGTATTGTAAGGCGTATCTATAGAGATAATAGGAGCTTGTTTATGATTAGCTTCAGTCGTTCCAACTATTGCTTCAAAAGCAATGAAGTCGCCAACTTCATAGTTATTCCAATCTGTAGTCACCTGTAGCGTTTGTGTGTCTATTACTACAATATCTCTAATCATCTGAGGGTTATCTTCAGATTCGGTATCGTTAAGCTTCCATATCTCTCCCTTATGTCCTCCTCCTATTGCTATAGGGTTGCCTTTGTCAAAAGGAAAAGCATTCCAGTTACCATATTGCGCAGACAAAGCATCCCAATTCGGAAACCCATTTGCAGCAGTAAGATTGCTCCAAAGAATAGTGAAAGCTGCCTGAAAGTTACCCATGCATGAAAGAGGTATGCGATAGATAGCAAAGTTATCTTCTTCAAAGTTTGTCACTAAGATTCTATCGCTAGAGCCTGAAGGAACGTTAGGCAGTTTCGGTATTCCGCTAGAAGGGTAAAGCAAGTAAACATCTCTATCTTCATCAATAAACCCAGAGAAGCAGGCAGTGAAATTTCCTCCATCAATATCATTAAAGGAAAACTGAGGAATATTGTTATCCATCCTATCTACCTGATAGCCATCGCAGAGTATAAGCCCTCTAGGACTTGCTGCCATAGTGCGATTGAGGTAGCTAATGACAGAAAAAGCGGCAGCAGAGCCTCTACTAGAATCTATGCGCTGTAGGTTGAAAGGAGTTACATCATTGTTTGTATACTTTAGAACCCATGTAGCTGCTTCAGTGAAGAATAATAAATCATCTCTATTAGCTGCTGCTCCAAAGAACCAGGTATTGTCAGGTATGTCGATGAATCCTGCACCTGGAGCAGTAAGATCAAAGTTATCTGTATTAGCTCCAAAGCCGGAAACTCTTATCCTTCTAGGATAGAGTACTCCTCCCTCTATAGTTCCAAATAATACAAGCCTATCTTTGAACTCAAATATCTGCCGGGCATTAAGAGTCCCTCCAGCAAAAGTAGGTGCATAGTCAGTGATTACACTTCCATCATATTGCTGAATTACATTGCCTACTACCCCATTGGCAAACAAAAGCCTAGGAACGCTAGTAGCGCTTTCATAGTTAACCCATGACCAAAAGTCTTTAGAGTTACCATTATAAGAGCCTGCAGGGATGTCTACTAAGGTATCTGTAGCAGGAACGTACTTATTGACATACCTTGTGTCTGCTACAATAAGCTCCCTAACGTTATTAGTCGGATAAAAGTTCATTATCCCCATTACCGGAAGTCCTGGAAAGAAATCAGAAGTGATAGTGATAGCAACGCCTATAGCGACTACGGCATTGAAGGTAATGCTTATGGCTCCTGTATCATAATCTACAGTTCCTGAGCCTCCTGCAGGCGTAGTAATAAAGCCACCAAGTCCATCATCAACGGCAGATTGCGCTCCTGCAGTAATAACTACAGTGCCTCGACGTAATGGCAGATTTGTCAGGGTATTGCTATAAGGTCCAGCCGTTCCATTGCCTACAGCAAAGTTGCCATAAGTCACAGTAATAGTAGAAGCTACGGCAGGAGGAGCTGTAAAGACTAAAGCAATAGCTCCAGTGACATAGTTTACAGTTCCTGTCCCATCGCCAGTAAGTCCTCCTATGCCATCATCTGTAACAACTTGGACAGGGTTAGAGCCATTAATTGTCAAACTTCCTGGAATTACGGGAGGAGTGACTTGAATTGCATAGGTGTCATTAGCGCCATCAATGACTCCTGTAACGGTATACGCAAAAGTGATGTTATGGACCATTCTACTTTCTGTGTATGTAGAAGTCTTTCCTGTAGCAAATCCAGAATAGCCGTCTCTTTTGTTAGTCACTCCTCTATAGACATAGCCATCTAGCAGATCAGTAAAAGCATCATTAGGCAATAGCCAAGGCTGAAGCTCTCTGTCATAACCTGTCTTATAGTTGGATATTAGAAATGATTGATAACTCATGTCTTAGACCGCCAGAAGACTTTATAGTTCCAGACACCTAGAAATGGCGCACCGCTTCCATTATTTTCGACTGTTAAATTAAGACCACTAGCTCCTGTGCCATCGAAGCCTAATTGTAAAATTGCTGAAGCTGATGCTCCGGTTGCATATTTTTGAGCATATGAATATCCATTAACAACAGTTGCATCAGATACAAAATTACCGGTTTGTATAAATCGCCCTTTCCATAGAAAAACTTCTCCAAATACGTTAGCAGGGATTGCAGTGATAGTATAAAAGGTTGCATTAGCTACTATATTTACAGTGCCTGTTATCACCGTTGGCGCAGGAGTAAGGGTATATTCAAAACCTGCATCGTTCATGTAGAATAGATTAATAAATCCATCTGGACCCATCTTTGCATAAAGTCTCCCAGTTGCAGCTAATGCTCCAGAAGGTGCTTGCTGAGTCAAATGTATTAGATTGTGGTACCCATCGTTAGCTAAGGCTGCAAGATTAAACTGATGGTCTGCACCTACAATGGTTCGCAATCTAGTCATATTTGTCTGATTCTGCGCAGGAAAAAGCGAAGGAGAATCACTATTTAGAGGAACAGCAGCATTGAAACTCATTGTAAATCCTTAAAAATCTGGTCCTGTTCTTTGTGAAGACAATTGATTCCAAGTACGGGCCACTACCTGACCTCTATAGCGTCTATAAACTTGGTAAACTTCGTTATATCTATCCATCTCACCGTAGTCGCTTAAGATATCTAAAGCAGCTCCATAGGCGAAATATCTGGTGAGGTAAGCTCTTGGAGCATTCTTAAGTGTAGGAGTATTTACGGTCCCTGTTCCTGCAAGGATAGAACCTGCATTATCAAGAGATCCTCCGGCAAAAGAGTAGTCGATCTTATAAGCTGCAATTCTGACGTTATACTCTTGATTCGGCGGTCCGCGAAAAGTCAGCTCGTTGTTATAATACAAAACTGCTGTAGGCTGCTGAGGAGTGAAGACATTAGCCCAAGGCCAGCGATAATAGAAATCTCTAGGATCTTCATACCAAAATAGCGTAAAGGTGTTGGGATTAAGCGCTACATCGGTATATGAGATATATGCTGGCGAGTTGATAGAGCTAAAGCCTAGATCATCTAAATCTACGGGAAAAGGGTCTGCAGTGGTTGGATCTATAGTAAAATCCCACCAAGTTCTATTCTCAAAAATCTGTACTTCTTGAGGATGCTCTTGCTGCATAAAGGCATTGAGATAATCTATCATGATAGCATCAGTAAAGGCCGGATCACTTCTATCGACCCGACCTGTTACATTTCTCAATATCTGCAAAATATTCGAACCGTTATCGCCATCTAAAGGTTGGAATAAGACAGGTCCTGTTGGAATATTTGCCATTGATGATCCTTATGCGAATTCTAGTACGTTGCAAGAGAAGCGATTGCGCTCTCCTACCTGTTTAGTCTCTGTATGTACTGCATTGCCATGTTCGCTCTTAACTTCTGCAAAGACAGGTACGGCTAAGTTATTCAAAAACTTAATGACAGGGATGGGTAATTCGTAAGTTCCACCGGCTTTCAATTGCCCTTTCCAGTCGATGTCTTTATTCCTTACACGCACTTTCAAGACATTCTCTGGCTGGTCGAATCTTTGGAATTTAATCTTAACTTTCTTATGAAAGCTTTCATCGGGGACTTTGATACTCATCTTATTGCGTTCATGGAGACATAATCTGTTATGTTTTCTAACATGAGCGTTATAGATGGCAAAGTCTTCAATCTTCTCTAACTTGAAAGAATCAAAGTCAAAGGGCTCTAGCTTCTCTCTGCCTGGGATATCCATGCCTTTGAGCGTTGCTGCCTCGATGATTTCTGAGTCTTTTTCTCTTTGTGTTTTTTTCATTTTTCCTCAAGTAAATGGGTGAGGACTTAATGTCCCCACCCTGGTTTTTTAAGCTACATCGCCAAGGTTGAAATAGGCGTTGAACTTAGTTGCAACGAAGTAAATTACATCGTTATCTGCACCCATAACTGCAGATCCAAGAGTTAGGCGATACTGAATCGGATAATCTTGAATAGCGTTCTGAGGAGCTGGGAAATTGGACTGAGAGCTAACTTGTCCAAGAAGAGGAGCAATCTTAGTGACTTGTCCGCTAGATGAATAAGCTCCTACTACTGTGATAGGCAGGCCGAAAGTGTCATACAACGCAAAAGTAGTCGCTGAAAGCACACGAACTACATAGGTATTGTTATTTAACTCTGCTGCTGCCGTTCCAATTACTTTAGTAATAACTACACGATCATAATCAGAAAGATTATGGTTCGCAGAAGTTGTTACCACTCCTGGAGTAGCTGTAGTAATACCTGTGATTACCAAATGTTCATTGGCAAATCCACCAGTTGTGTTAGCAATCGTAATACCGTTGGTTGTCTCTAAGACAGAAGACAAATCGGTAGTCCCTCGTGATACGATAAGAGCATCCCCTGCAGGAAAGTCTCTAAACCAAACACCCGAAAGGTTGCTTGCATTAGTTGCATATTTCGTGTAGTTGTACCATTCAAGCTTATCTGCCTGCCAAGGTAGAACTAAGTTGTATGCCGCACCTGCTGATTGCAGATAGCCGGCATATGTATTCGTCACTTGACCAAGCTCTCTCAAGCCTGTAAAGACGTTTAATGCTGTTCCAATTGGAGCTGTCATATTTTATCCTTTTGTACTTCTAAGGTTTACGCACCATGAGTCGTCCAAGATCACTGACCCTAAACGGCCCTTCCAACCCATCGTTTGTCTTTGATTTAACGGGTCCTGACCAGCGCCAAGAGGCTTGATGATCATTTCCATAGATTGATCGTCAATCATGATTCTTCCGTAAGCGTTAGCTGCAAAAAGCATGTTTGAGTATACTGCAGGGGCTACCGTAACATCTTTATATCCCTCAGATGTCATGACAAGGCGAACCTCATCACATGAGCCAAGCTCACTTTCAAGAACACTCTGCTGACGGGGATAATCGGCAGTAGCCAAAAAATTCGCCAAATTCTTGAAATCTGTACGTAAATCGGTGCTAATTATCATCCAAAAAGCGGCCCAAACTGGGGCAGTCCCGAAGGCATTTGTTCCCTCCTGATTAGGTGACAGCTTCTTTCCGTTGTTTTCAGTAACGTAATCAACTGCTAACTCTAAGTCAGTAGTAGTGACCTCTGTGATAGCGTTACCATTGACTCCGTTAAGGCAGTCGATCTGCGCTGAGGTAGCTACAAGCATATTTCTTACTATTTTGTCGTAAGTACTTGCCATGTTCTGTGCAAGCATATCTGCCACTTCGTTAGCTGTCTGATCTTGAACGGTGATGATTACATCATCGCTAAGCTCAACAACTTTACCGTATTGCGATACAGTCGCTGTGATGTCGAATTTAGTCACTTGCTCAGCGTTTGGTGTTACCATTCTGTTACTTCAGCTCTCGCCTACTGACCATTTCTGGCGGAGAAACCTCTTCGGATCTCTCTCACTATGTTTCCATAGTGTTCAGACTATCGCTTCCTCTTTCGAGGTCTTCTCACTTAGTCGTTCAGGCTGGATAAGATCTACAATCCAACAATCACAAAAAACACATTTGCATTTGCATTTCTCGCAAAGCATCTGTGACATCATTTCAATTATTGGATCACGCATATATTATCCTTGCCCCTTGTCTTCCTTCTGCTTACGCAGCGAGGAGTTCCAAGTCAATCAGAGAAGATTTATAGAGAGCATACATTTTACCCTCTGTTAATGGTGTCAACGCATCAGCTAAGTTATCAAACCTACGGAAGATAGCGTTCTTGCTATTCTTCTGCGGAATACGTCTCTCTTGAGCAAAATACCCATAGACGTAGTAAGGCTGGTGTCTATCCAGCAAAATGTTATCGAAGAACAAGTTGACTTCTGGGTCTACTTGTACTGTCGTTGTTGTACCGGCGGCCATATTTATCTCCTAGTCAAAATATGTTTTGACAAGAGCGGCAAAAAAAATTATGCCTGACCTTGGAGCACCTTCTGTCGATATTCCCTAAACTCTTTTTTGCCTTGGATGCTTTTAAGATATTCAGTCCCACTCGGCTGCGCAGACTTCCCGACTTCTACAGGAGATCTAGGCTTTTGAGAGTTCTCTACTATTCTTTTAGCATCTAATGATCCACTTCTCTGCTTAGGTTTATCCTCAAGCAAATGCATGTAATCATCGACAATTTCACTGGCTCTAGCCAGCCTGTTTACGGCACTATCAACACTCGCTGCTAACCAAGGCTTCTTGTCTAAAATTGGTTTCAAATAAGTGTTAATCTTTTGAACAGCCTCGGGATTCATATCTTGATAGACCTGCTCGAGAATCTCTCTTTTTGTTAGAGCTTTCTCTTCTCTGAAAGATCCCTTAGTCACTAATGCTTCTGGGTCTTCCTCTTCTTCAGGCTCTGAGGGCTTTTTCGCCATCATCTCTTCATACACTCTATTGCGTACTTCAAGGTCTTGGCGCTTCTTCCTTTCTGCCTGTAAAGCAGCAAGAGGAACCATCGTTGGCTCTTCCTGATGTTTTTCCTGAGACTCGACTTCAGCTTGCTCGGAGACAGCCGCTGTAATGTCTTCTTGTTCTTCTATTGTCATTGGACTCCCTTTATTCCTACCGTTACTTCGGTAGCAAGATTGTTGAACCCGTTACATTCCCGCCGGTTACACGGATGGACTTTCCTAATGTTGGAAAACTTAACAAATCCCCAGGGTGCATGACCCAAAGAAGTGTTTTGATTCCTCGTGTATTGTCCACTTCATACACGAAGCTTTGTTTGATGATTCCAGGCTTTTCATCACAGGCTTGTAAAAACGGCCTGACGATGTCTTTGCCTTTCTTTTTCTCAATAACTGCCTTACCAAGAATCCAGTACTTTTCCTTGTGTTTGTTATCTACAAGGATCTTCTCGAGCATATGATTGAAATGAGAAGTGATACCTTCTCTTGTCTCAACATGCTTCTGTAACTGAACACTGGCAGGCGTTATTAGCATGGTTGTCCTCTAAGAGATTCTTTCTTAGCTTCTTCGTCTTTAGCACTCATTGCTTTTATACGATCTGAGTTACCATAGCCAGGACCGATTGCGGAACCTTTCTTTGGAACACTCAATGGATTGTTTTTAGTGCTATATTCACCAAATGCTTTTGCACCTGCGGAGCCTTGAGGTGGTTGATAACCTGGGTTATTTTGACCACCATATGTCTCCATACGAGGCATCATCTGCTTTGATGTAGCTGTACCTTTAGCCATATGTTTACCTATTGTTTAAGAGCTTGCGCCCGTTTCATGTCTTTCTGCAATTCGGCATCTGCCTCTTGCTTCTCTTGCAGCCTTAAATCTGCTGCGAGCTGTAGAACCTCGATCAAACGCTTACGAGGTATATCTTCAATCTGTGCGATAGTCTTGGCGTTATCCAAGAATGCTTTCGCGTGGTTCTGTGTAACCTCAGACTCTCTTTCTTTAGCTAGGCCTATGTCTGCTAGCACTCTAGCTCTACGCTCTTCAGCTAAGGCATTAGATTGGTTTACAGAAGCCATATCTAACATTTTCTGCATCTGTGCGGCTTCTTGTTCCATCTGTGCGACTTGCTGCTGTTGTTCTTGCTGCTGAGCTAAGATTTCATGTAGTTTCGTACTTCCCTGTAGAGGAGCTACTTCTAAGATCTTATCCCAAGGAATAGGAGCGCCTAGAGCTACTAACTGAAGCAATTGATAATAATAGGCTTCTCTTTGCGTCGAAGTCTTAACAGCTTGCTTGATAGCGCAGTCATATTCTTCAAATTGACCCGAGAAGAATTCTTCTGTAGGCTCTTCTCCAATGATTCTAGCGATCTTCCCTGGAGAGTAATTCTTCTGAATAGCTTCTATGACTAGCTTGCCTAAGTATTTCTTGCTTTGCTCAAGATTGTCGAAGATGCCTCTATTGCCTTTGAGCCCATTCGAGGCTCTAACTTCTGCCAACTTCCCTGACACTTGTGAGTCACCAACGCTAGAAAGACCCAAGAGCTCATCAGAAGCACCAGGGATCTCCATGATGTTTTTGTCAATGATGTCTTGGTATTGCAAATATCCTGGAGGAATATTAGGAGCGCTAATCTCTTTAATGTCTGTATTAACATCATAACCCTCGTTCATTACGATCTGCTTACCTTGCCCGGCTTGCATCAGCATATTAGGATCTAATACAGCGCCGTTCTTAGTGATCCAACCGGAGTTAATAATAGACTCCATAAGGTCTATAATTTGAGAATGGCGACGATTATATTGTCTTTGAGCATCTATGACACTTCGTACTATGCCTTGTATCTTAAGCTCAAAAGTGTCTATTAAAGGCTCGTGATATAGTAACACTGGGATGAAAGGGTAATTATCAAGGCCAGTCGGATCTGGACCGGAATACAATAATTGCCCTGAGACAATGATATTTAGCTCTACGCTGCGCTTATGTGAGTTTATGAGCTCTAGCCTAGGAGGAAGACCTTGAGAAGCTAACCTAGCTGCTTCTTGCTTAAGTTCCGCTTTAAGAGCTCTTTCTTCATCTCTATCGCCATTCCACTCTTCCGTGACACCTGTCTCCATGTCTACGAGAAATTTCTGCTCTTTGTTTATGCGCTTCCAATATTGATCATAAGTGCATAAGTTTTTGGCAATGTAGGTAGAGTTGTATTGTCTATAGATGCCTAGATATTGATACTTGTTGTCTCTAATGCCTGTAGGTAGATTATCTATGACGCTTGGATCTATCCAAGGCATTATAGACTTGATTTGTTCTTTGGATAGTAAGTCTCTAGTACTTGCCTGATCGCAGTCGCTCAGATCTCTTTTAGTGAAATAAGGATCTAACATCAATGCATTGAAAGGCTTCCAATACATCTTAATATCGCCATTAACCTTATCTCTGGAATAATCCATATATAAGCCAATGATCGCTAGCCCGGTCTTTAAGCTATGTTCAAACGCTTCTGAAACGATGTAATCTGCATTGGCTTTATCGTAGACGTAATACATAACATCTGAGAATTGATCGGCTGTTTTGACATCCGAACCCTCTACAGGAGTGCAAACGGTAGCGGTCCTATTCTCTCTTTCGTAACCGGAATATAGATTTACAACTCTGCGTATTTTATTGAGTTCCAAAACCATTCGATTTTGCTTAAGGAGCTTTGACTTCTCTAGATTAGTCCAATTATCCCCGGCATAGGCTCTCAAGTCACGATATGCTGCGCTATAAAAAACTCCCCAAGTTCTATAAGCATCGTAAAAAAAACTTGAAAACTGTGCAACTTTGTCATTTCCCCCTAGTCCGATATAAGTACTCATGCATTTCTCCTTGACAAACCATCTACAGCATAAGTACGATAATATTCATAAACCGAGTATGTTTTATGTTTAAAGTTTTTGCAGGAAGAAAGTTTAACGTTGATGAATCTGGCTATTTGCATATGAAGGGAATTCGTCTGCATAGAATTGTTTGGGAAATCCATAATGGCCCAATTCCTAAGGGATTTGATATTCACCATAAAGATGGAGACAAACTTAATAACGCTATTAACAATCTTGGATGTTTGAGTCACTCTGAACATCTTTCCATTCATATGAAAGAAAACTCCGAAAAGGTTCACGCTTGGCATAAATCTCCTGAAGGAAGAAAATATCTTGGAGAAAAAGCATCTAAATTAATGGCCGAGCGTCCATTCAAAACCTTTACTTGCCCCCAATGCAAAAAAAACTTCCTATCACAAAATGTGCATCGAGTAAAATATTGCGGTATTAACTGCCAACAAGCTGCTAGACGCTTAAGAGGAGATGATTCTATTGAAAGAAGTTGTGTCATCTGTTTAAAATCCTTTATTATCAATAAATATCAAAAAACCCTCACTTGTGGCTATAAATGTGGATCTCTCTATCGCACTCGTCTTGCTAAAGGAAAGAGAAAGTCTAAAAAATAACTTGACACTCAAGATAAATTTTTTTAGATCCATTCTTTTCTCATTCTATTCCACTCTTCTGCCGTCATTCCGGCTCCTGAGCCGGTACGCTGCACTGCTTCTGAAGCGTAAATCAAAGCCTTAGATCCGTGAGAAGCCCAGTCGTGGTAGCTTTTTTCTCTATAGCATCCAAGCTTCTCATTCCACTCTTTCCTAAAGCTCTCGAGGGCCTTGATGCCTTTGTCGCATTTATTCGCATCGAAGAAGAATCTTGGTAGCATGCTTCTTAAGCACTCTATGCCAAACATTTCGTTAGTATCTCTTGGCAATATGTCTATCTTTAGTCCCATTGTTCTTGCTAGATCGGCAAATGACTTTCCTGATCCCTTCTCTCTCGATGCGGCATCATGAGGCAAAAAGTGCTTCTCGAAGATATACGGCTTATTCTTAAGCCATTTCACATAGTGCGCTAAGGCTTCGTCACTGTTCTCGTAGTAATCTATACAATGAACTTCTTTGCCTATGAGCTGGAAGATCCATATGGCACATGAATCGCCTATGCCTATATCCCAGGCACTATATGTCCTAGCGTTCTCATCGTAAGGTAAGTGACATATCCTATGTTCTTGCCTAGCGCTAGATATCATCTTAGCGAAGTAATAGCCTTCGTTAGCTGTCTCAAATGCTTCTTCGGGTGTAGAGGGGTATTCCCTCTTCATGTACTCACCTTGTGTCAGCATTTTCTTTACATACCAGGCTTTCTGCTCGGGAGTTAAAATAATATCTTTATTTTCTAAGCCCTCAAAATACTCTGACATGTCCTTACTTATCAATACATTTTTTGAATCTAAAACATAATCTGGATGTTGCCACCAAGCGAAGAACCAAAGCTTCCAATCTAGAGTACCTAAAGGAGTCTGAGAATCTTCCATTGCCTGGGCTGATTTGCATAGAGAGTAAAAGTGTCCATCTCTGCCTCTGGCTGTAGACTCAATGCACACAAACTGACCTGCTTGGACAGCATTAAGAGCTCCAGAGATAATTTCGTTAGCTTTCGTGGGGTTTTCCTGACAAACCTTCGCAAACTCTGTGATGTGTAAGAGCTGAAGGGTACCGCCTCGTAGAGAAGTAGCCACTCTAAATACTGAACCATTGGCAAAGCGCATCTCATGAACGTTATCCCTATACGCACAGCACATGTCTCTAACGAACTTAGGTAAATTGTCATAGGCGAATTTAACCTTATCCACAAAGATTTCTCGGGCAATGTCTTTATTGTCGGCAACTATTGCCGCATTGGTATTAGGCTGGAATAAGCAATAATCTAGAAATAATAACGCATGAAAGGTTGTAATCCCAAGCTGCCTAGCTTTTAAGACAATGTTCAGATTATGCGCCTTAAGCAAAGTCTTCTGGGCCCAGTTTGGAGAAAAATCTACGACATTTCCTTCTTTATCTTTGATTTTATATAGATTATTCATCCGCCATTCTTGATCTCTGAGGAGCGCGAAAGCGTGTTCTTGCGTTAATGTCATGCATTTCTTTTATCAAATAAAAAATTTACTTTACACAAATATTTACACTCGCAAAGAAACTTTTCTTGAAGAGGTATATATACTTTGATATATTGCTCCATGAAAAGGAGAAAATAATGAATCAATCTTACATGGAAATGAAACTTCATCTTGATGGTGAAGACCCTAAAATACTTCGTATCCCTACTCTATGGGATGCTATAGAGAATCAATGGATAGGCTTTATCCAAACGCCTAAGACCAAGAAGATACTCTCTGGAAAAGGGAAAACCTCTTTCGACTTGCAAAATGATTTTAATATAAACATGAGCTCCATCTTCAATGATCCTTTATATTTCGAAGAAGTGTACTCTATGTTTAAGCCTGAGAGCGAATGGAAGTAAAGATTCTCCCTTCAAAGCTTTATCATTATTCCAAAGAAGAAATCAAAGAACTTAGACAAGATTTCCATGAACCTCAAATAGATGCCTGGGGTTTCTGCATGAAGCCCTATGGCCTATGGGTAAGCGTTGAAGACTATGAAGATGATGTAAATTGGAAGCAATGGAGTCTTTCTGAAGAATTTAGACTAGAACATCTTAAATATAGATATTCTGTAAATATCGTAAAGAAGTCCAACATTTTGTTTCTTAACAGCTCAGAAGAATTAACTATATTTTCTCTAGAATATGAATCTCCACAGGTTAATCATAAATACGAATACTTGAAATACATATACTCCATAGACTGGGAGAGAGTGATGACAGAATATGATGGCATCATCATAGCGCCATATATATGGTCATGTAGATTAGACAACCCTGCTACTTCTTGGTATTACGGCTGGGACTGCGCTAGTGGCTGCATATGGAATATAGATGCTATAGAGATTAAGGAATGCCAGGAGGAGGAAAATGCGAAGGATTAACGCACAATATCTCTGGGCCATTTATGATAAATTGTCCACCTTGAATATACGTAGTAAAATTACGCCCATCAATAGGAACACCACTAGCATCATATAGCTGAAAAGTGTCGGCGGTTGCTTGCTGCACATAAAAAAGCCTATTATTAAGCTGTTCCATGCCAGTAGCATTAGAAACCGGAGTATATATAAACTTAGAAGTTCTAAGCGCTTGCCCATTACTTAAGCCATGTCCTGTTTTTGTGACTACTATAGGAAGACTTGCCGTTATTGCTTCTGGAGTGAATTGTCTCACCGTGAAATGACTTGGTGAACTATCGGGAGTATTTGGATAAGGCGACAAAGGCTGCGTATCTATAAATTGATATAATACACTATTGGGATCTTGAGGATTTGGTCCACTGCTCATATTTACCTATTTACGTAAATTTACTCTATCGTATAAATATATATTAACAAAGAGAAACACTATGCC